ATCTGATATCGGTTCAACTTATGAAACTAACGCAACTGAAACTAAAGCTTTAGGTGAATGGCTTAACGATTACATTGATTCCGAAGTTGCTTACATTGTCGCCAATTCAAGGAATTATAAATCAGGTCCAGACTGGTTCTTAACTAGATACATTGAACTTAGAACAATAAAGGCATTATCAGGAACAGGGAGAACAATTCCAGAATCTGTTATAACCGGCCTAGTTATTGCAGAAGATGGCGCAAATTCGCCTACTTCCTTTGAACTATCTAACAGCTCAACTTCATATTCCTACGGAATTTCTTCTCAAAGTGTTGTTAGTAATCCAAATATTTATTCTCAAAGTTTTGATGTTGCAAGCGCTTATCTAAAGCCAATAGCTGACAAAATTACGGAATTCGTCCAGGCATTGCAGCCGGTTCAAGTTACTGTTAGAACGGCGCAAACTTATCAAACGTTAGTTTTTGATAACACAAAACCATATTTTGCACACAATGATTATTCTTATCCTGTAAATTTTTGGATAAATGGTGAAGAAGTGAAAACAAGCCCTTCTTTTACAGGAAAGACTTATAACCATATGATCACAGGAACAAGTCACACAATAACGCCAGATGACTGGCAAACAACATATACCCTTTGGAAAGGACTATAAATGTCAGGAAGATTCACGTTCACAGCCGGCAACACTTTAACCGCCGCGCAGTTGAACACTAACGTAATGGATGGAATTCCTTACAAAATACAGTCAGGAACTACAAACGTTACTTTGACAAGCAACGCTTCTTTTTCTTATGGTTCAACAAACGTAACCAATTTGTCAGGATTTACAGTTGATCCTTATGTTGTTGGCGCTGTTGAAACAACCGCAACAACGACAATAAACACTTGTCACTTTGACGCTACAGGAACTACTACAATGACAGTTTATGCGTTGCGTTCAGGCGCTAGCACGGCAACTTTGACTGTCAGATGGATAGCAATTCAGGCCACAAGTTCAAACGCAGCAGGAAGCTAAAATGAAAGAAATAACAGCAATTTGTAAAACGGATACTTGTTCGTTCAAGGACATTCCTTCAATTTTTCTAAGCCAGACCGAAGCAACACAATGCGCGGAATGTGGAAACTTTATGGAAGTGACAGTAAAAGAAGTGACTGATGGAACAACCGAAGTCACCGAATAGTCAGATAACTTTACTGTTGCAGCTTGTTCAGGATGTGGCAGAGATAAAGGCCGGAATTTCTTCGGTTAGTGATCACGAAACTAGAATTCGTGAATTGGAGAAAGCCAGATGGTCAAGCGCCTGGCTTACTGGACTTTTATCTTCAGGTATTAGTTCTGTTGTTTTATTCATTATTCTCAAAACGTTAGGAAACTAAATGGCAACCGCTAAAGAAGTAATTGCTGAAGCTGTAAAACATATTGGCTACAAAGAAACAGGCAATAACGTAAATATGTTTGGTAAATGGTATGGAATGAACGGCGCGGCCTGGTGTGCAATTTTTGTTTCTTATTGTATGAATAAGGCCGGCGCAGGTTCACTTATCAAAGGCGCTCAAACTGCCAAAGGATCTGCAGTTGTTTCAGGTTTTGTAAGACACGCTAAGAAGCATAAATGGCAACAAATACAGCCCGCTAAAGCTCAGGCCGGCGACATTGTTATTTTTGACTTTCCAGGCGGATATGAAACTGATCACGTTGGCTTTATTCGCGCAGCTTCTAAAGGCAAAACAGTTCTAACTATTGAAGGAAATACTTCTTCGGGAACAGGTTCACAGTCTAATGGCGGCGGCGTTTACAAACGTTCGCGTTCCTTTGGCGTTGTTCATTCTATTTTTAGACCGCCGTATGATACCGAAGTCATTGCGCCGGCTGTCACAGTTCCGCCTAAAGCCGTCCTAGAAGCCCCTGTAAGCCCTGTAGAAGCCCCGAAAGCAGAACAGGCGGCAGTTACTCAGATTCACTTGAAGAATGGTTCTAAAGGTTCAGAAGTGAAAGCGTGCCAGGCAAAGCTTGGAGTAACTGCAGATGGAATCTTTGGCAACATTACTGAAGGCGCTGTTCGCGCTTTTCAGGCGCGGAAGGGTATCCGCGTTACAGGAATAATTGATCTAGAAACATATGAAAGGCTTTTTAGAAAATGAATAAATACATAAAGCGCGCGTTGCGTATTCTTGCGTTCGGATTAGGCGCAGGTATCGTTTTTGTTACTGCCGGCGCATTAGGCGGAATGTCACCATTGCACGCAGGACTTGTTGGCGCGTTAGGCGCTGTCCTAGTTGTTGTTGTTAGTTTGTCCTTTGAATTCGCTTCTCGCGGCGAAGTGACGGATGATGCTTTCAATGAAGCTATAAACACCGGAATTCAGAAAGTAAAATCAGACACGGAAAAGAAGAAGTAAATTCGTTCCTTGTCCTAACGTTCTGTTAGTATCTTTTTAGCAAACAACCTACTGTTTGTTAGAAGGGAGAAAAGCCATTATCCCCCGATATGGCTTTTTTCTTTTCACTAAAGTAAAGGAGATACAAAATGGCATATGATCCAAATACTTACCAAAATGTCAAAACTAGAATTGATGCGTTTTGGTTGAAGTTTCCGAACGGCAGAATTATCAACGAAATAGTTTTGATAAATGAAACTGGTGTTGTTATAAAGTCAAGTGTTTACACCGATAGAGATGATAAAAATCCTGTAGCTGTAGACTTCGCTCAGGAAAATGTTTCACCTATTGGAGTAAATAAAACTTCTTGGGTTGAAAATTGTTCTAGTTCTGCCACAGGCCGCGCAATTAGCCTTCTAGGTAATGAACTTAGCCCTACTTTCAAACGGCCTTCTCACGAGGAGATGACTAAAGTTTGGGCGGCACGCAACTGGATGGAAGATGCAGAGAAAGCGTTCAAAGCAAACAACATTGAAGCATTGCGTGAGCTTGTTTCGGACGGCAAACAATTCAACCTGGACATAATTACCCTGAACGCCATTATTGCAATGGGTAAGGAACTTGCAGAAAAAGTGAACGCTTCAGACCGAAAGGAGTTAAGATCTGAAGCGCCGGCAGAAAGCCGCAGCAATGAAGCTGTCAAAGATAATTCTAGTGATAAAAAATGAGTATTGAAGCAATGTCTTTAGTTTTGAATCATTCCGTTGCTAAAGGAACGACAAAACTTGTTTTGTTAGGTATCGCCTGGCACACCGGAGAAGATCGTTTAGCCGGTTGTTGGCCGTCACAGCAGACACTTGCTAATTATGCTAACTGCACGCCGCGACAGGTTAGAAGATGTTTGACTGAGCTTATTGAACTAGGCGAAATAAATTCACTTGTTTATGGTTCTGCCAGGTATGGTTCTAACGCTTCAACGAATCTTTATCAGATGCTTATTGACTGTCCAGAAGATTGCGATATGACTTATTCACACCGGCGAATTGTGTCAGATGATGCGGACACTCAAGGCACGTCAGGCGGACATATTAGACAGGTCATAAGGACACCGAAGGCAGATGATGCGGACTCTCACGTCCTACAAAAGAACATATAACCTTAAGTAAAACAAAACTAAATATTTATAAAAGGAATTCGCTTTTTATAATCAACAAATAACGAAAGGAAACACAATGGCGCTTATTCAAGTAACAGGCCGTATCGGATCTATCAACGCAAGCAACACAGTATTTATTCTTTGGGAAAAAGTAGAACTAAAGAATGGTTCAACAATGAACAGAATGTGGAAACTTTGGGGAGATGCTTCTCTAGGTTTAGGCGAAGGAGATTATCTAACTGTTCGCGGAGAATATTCAAGCTCACCTGAAGTTGGGATGGATGGCTTAGTGAAAACTTACACAAACGCTAAAGGCCAGGTTGTTAGCAATTATGACTTGATGATCAACTTTCCCGAAATTTTGGAACTGAAGCCTTCTGCAACTAAGACGTTTGAATCCGCCGGTATTGATGGAGATGATGCGCGGAAGTATGGCGGAAGTTATGGTCACTTGAAAGCGGATGATTCTCCCTTCTAATGAAACTAGAAATTGTTGTTGAAGGCGTTCCAATACCGCAGGGTTCTTTCAGGCATATAGGCAACGGAAGAATCATTGCAGCAAATTCAAAACTGAACGCGTGGCGCGATACTATCGCTAAGGCCGCAAGCTCACAAACAGATGTTCGCAACTATCTTGGCGCTGTTGAAGTTGAATGTGTTTTTATAATGCCTAGACCTAAATCAGTAAAACGAGAAAGTCACACAGTAAAGCCTGACGTGGACAAACTGATCCGTAGCTGTTTTGATTCAATTTCGCTTTCACGTTACTGCCAAATAATCCAGGATGATTCACAGATAACAAATGTGTCCGCCGTCAAGTTTTATTCTGAAACAGACTTCACCGGCGCGATAATTCGCATTTATAACATTTAGGTAACGGAACACTAAGGACACGTTAAAGGACATAAATAAGTTAGTATTTAGGTATGAACAAATAGTTCATTGTAAAGGAGATACAAAATGCAAGCTATAAAAGTTATAGGCGGATTCATAGGAATCCTAATCGCCTTCAACCTATTCGCCGTCCTATTCTCACTAATTTGGATGATCCCCTTCGCCGCGCCAATAATCGCTATAGCAATGATGGCCGGCGGAATTAAAATCCTTATCGTTCTAGGACGTGAAATATGCCAATAACAACTAACGCAATTGCCAGGAAACTAGCAGTTCAACAAGAACGCGACAGATGCATATTCGCTTTAGAAGCTCAGAAACAAATTCTTTACGAACGAATCCGCGAATCCAAAAATGAAGAAATAAAACAAGCCTGGACTATTGCTGTAATAGAAATTGATGAAATTCTAAAATCAATAAAAAAGCCGTTAGTAGACGAATGAAAATCGGATCACTATTTAGCGGCTACGGCGGCCTAGATATGGCAGTCAGTAAAGTCACAGGCGCAGAAGTTGTTTGGCATTGCGAAATAGATCAAGCGCCCGCCAAAATCCTAGAAAAAAACTTTCCAGGCGTTCCAAATTACGGCGACATAACAAAAATTGACTTTAGCCAAATAGAACAAGTAGACATTCTCACCGGCGGCTTTCCGTGCCAGGATCTATCTTTAGCGGGAAAACGTGCAGGATTACAAGACGGAACAAGAAGCGGCTTATGGTCAGAATTTGCCAGAGCTATACAAACGATAAAACCTAGAATGGTGATAATAGAAAATGTTCGCGGACTACTCACAGCCAAAGCTAATAGCGGAATGGAATACAGCAGAGAAGTATTGGACTTCTACGGAGATAGACCTGTTCTCACCGCTATACAGGCCGTTCTCGGAGATTTGGCCGATCTCGGGTATGATGCGCAATGGACAGGTGTTCGCGCTTCAGATGCCGGCGCAGCACATAACCGATTTAGAATCTTCATTCTTGCCTACTCCAACAGTTAGCGACACATACACAGGTAATCTTTCTTCTACTCAGCAGAAAGAAGGAAGCTTACATTCTGTAACCCTGGCGCAAATTGTAAACCGGCCAGACTTGTTACCTACTCCAACAACACAGGAAACTTCAGGAAGTTGCCGTGATCACGGCGGAGATTTATTGCACGCTGTTAGATGTGGATGCGAACGTAAGGAAAGAAAATTGTTGCCTACTCCTTTAGTTGATGATTCTAAAAACAATGGTCAAAACACTAACCGAATCAAAACATTGACTTCAGAAGTTTACAAAACAGAAAAAGAACAAAATTGGGGAAAGTTTGAAACTGCAATTCTTCAATGGGAAAAAGTTTTAGGAAGAAAAGCGCCGTATCCTACTAAGGCAGATGCTAAAGATGGTTCACACAGGCTTTCTTCAGAATTTACTGAATGGCTTATGGGCGTTCCTGAAGGATGGATAACAAACTGTGGACTGTCAAGAAGCGAAGAAATAAAAGCCTGTGGCAACGGAGTAGTTCCGCAACAAGCTGAACTAGCAATAAAACAACTAATTGAAAGGATAAACAATGGACATTCCTAGACCTAGTAGCGGAGAATTGGCCTGGTATACCGAAGGCGCAAGAACAGAACGCAAAGCAATTATTGAATTTCTAGAAACAAAACTAGAAGCAATGACAGAAGAATCCGGCCTAAAACCTAAAATTTTGGTTGCCAGGATTACAGATGAAATTGAAGCCGGCAAACACCTGGAAGGGATCTAATGACTATAAAGCTAGAAAGAAAAACACTATACGGAGAAGAATGCCCTGTAGTAAGAATTTCAAAAACACTTGAAAAAGAAGATGCAGCAATATTTCTTGAAGCAATAAATGATAAAGAATGGCCTGTAAATTCATTAGTTCCACAGCTACGCAATAACGGAATCAAAATCGCTAAAGATTCAATTTATGCTCACCGAAAAAATGAATGTAAATGCAATTTGGTGAACAATGGCAATTGAAATTGAAAAGCCGGCGGAAGAACTAACCGAAGTCAAAGACTTACGTTCTGCCCTGAACCGCGCTAACAAAGCTTTAGCGCAAGCCAAAGAACGCAACGAACACCTAACCGAAGTAACCAAAGCGGCAGCGTTTGATGCAATGCTGTCACTAGGCGGCGTTCCGGTAACACCCGCGCCAATAAAAGACAGAAGAAAAAGTGATCCTGAAGTAGCCCTTTGGGTAATGACAGACTGGCAAGGCGCAAAGAAAACAGTTTCCTACAATTCTGAAGTAATGCGGGTAAGAGTAATGCGTTACGTTAGCAAAGCTGTAACAGTCACCGAAATACAAAGAAAACACCATCCGGTCAAACATTGCGTAATCGTTTTTGGCGGAGATATGATAGAAGGCTTATTCAACTTTCCTACTCAACCCTTTGAAATTGATGCAACCATATTTGAACAATTCGTTACAGTATCGCGCCTAATAGTTGATGTAGTAAAAAGCGCGCTAGCCAATTATGAAACTGTTCAAGTAATAGCTGAATGGGGGAATCACGGAAGAATGGGATCTAAACGTGACGTTGTTCCAAAATCAGACAACCTAGACAGAATGACTTATGAACTGTCCAGGCAACTACTGGAACAGGAAAAACGCCTAACCTGGACAATGACTGAAGAAGATATTCAGTATCTTGAAATAGGTAACTATCGCGCCTTAGTAATGCACGGAGATGAAGTAGGCCGCGCAGGATTCGCTAGTCCCGCAGCCTGGATAGCCGCCGGCGCAAGATGGAAAGCCGGCGCTTACGCTAAACCCTTTACAGATATTTACTTAGGCCATTATCACAGGCACGCGCAAGAACCATTAGCGGACGGAGTAGGCGCTATTTATTGGACAGGAAGCACAGAATCCGATAACAGGTATGCCCGCGACAGTATGGCCGTCACAGGACAGCCGTCACAAAGACTTCACTTTATTGATCCGTTGAAGGGAAGAATCACAGCTCAATATCAAATATGGTTAGAAGGATAAAATGCAAGAACAAATTGACACAATCACAAAACTGACAGAACAAGGGAAACAACTAACTGCCCTTAGAACAAAGCTTGATGAACGAGAAAAGTTTATGCGCCTAATAGACTTCTCCGAACAGGTTGCAAAGAATACGCCTGAACTAACGCTGAAACTACTGAATCGTTACCTGGAAGAATCTTTCACAGAATTGGAGAAAGAATTTAGGCGGCTTGAAAATGAATGAAATAATCAACGTTGTTCTAATCATTCTCGCAATACTAGGAAGCTTGTATATGATAGCGGCCACAATTCTGTTATCCATATGGCCAAAGGATGATGATGATCTATATCGTTAGCGGCGCGCCCTGTTCCGGTAAATCAACCTGGATAAAGAACAACGCAAAGCCTGGCGCAATAGTCATTGACACAGACAGAATCGCTTTAGCGCTAACAACCGAAGGCACAGCTCACCATAATTACAACGAAACAATACGCTCACTAGCCGTCACTACTAGATCAAGCGCAATAAACGCAGCCCTAAAGTTTGCCCGCGTTACAGATATTTACATTATTGACACATACCCTTCTTCAAAATCCCGCGCAATGTATTCAAGATTAGGCGCTGAATGGATTCAGATAGATCCTGGCGTTGATGTAGTTATCCAAAGAATCAAACAAGAACGGCCTAAACACTTGCACGCAAGACTATTTGAAGTAGTAAGGAAAATATATGGCTGACTGGCATAACTCTAGAGAATGGAAAGAAGCCCGCGCTAAGGCTAAGAAGATACTTGATCCGCGCTGTATGCATTGCCACAAAGAACTTATAGATGGTGACTGGACTATAGACCACATTGCGCCGCCGGCAGTAACAGGCGGAATACCTGATCACTCATTAGAAAACCTTCAAAGCTTATGCCGTCAATGCAATGGTAAGAAACAAGACAAGACAATGACTAGGACAGACTGGAGAAGCGCGAGATGGTTCAACTAATAAGGCGGCGCAGGAAGCCTAAACACAGGCAAAAAACAAACTACTTAGGCTATTGGAAGGCTGAACTAAGATGTTTAGTAAATTGGCTGAGATACTTTAGATAATCAGGCCAAACGCGTTTTTTCTGAGTAATGAAGAACACCCCGCGCAAAACTTTTTATTTTTACACAATGGTTCAAAAGTTTGAAACTAGACAAAGGAAGCAAAGCAATGCTTTATGAAACAACTAAAAAATGGTTAGATACTTTGGAACTAACTATTGAAGCTCAACTGCACGCAGATTTAGCGCTAGCTTTAGCCGCCAGGTATGACGACAAAGGCGAAACTTCAACCGCCGGTGAACTTCGCAAAACTGTCAATGAACTAAAAACCATTGTTGGCCGCGTTGAAGAAGAATCTCCATTGCGTGAACTACTAAAGCGCGGCTAATGCTTTATCCCGCTAGATACACTAAACCGCTTTCCGAAAACTTTCCTTCAGATGCGGACAAACTGATTCAGATAGTGAATCTTGTTTGGCGCGATATGGATAATCCAAATTCGCTAAAACTTGATGACTGGCAGGAATGGCTTCTTCGCCACATTCTTGAACGTTACCCTGATGACTGGCACAATAAGGATCTTGCGGGAAAGCTCAGGCTAAGAAGTTGTGTAGTATCAATTCCCCGCCAAAGCGGAAAGTCACTTTTAGGCGCGATTCTAGGACTTTACGGCGTTGCAATGCGAACAGGCCAAACGCTTTCACTTGCTTCTTCGGAAACACAGGCCAGAATTATTTATGATCGCGTTCTTTCTACAATTATGGGGAATAGTGAACTTCGCGCAATGTTCAAGAAAACTACTGAACGGCGCGGAATTGTTTCAGGTGATGGACTTTCGCGTTATGACATTAGGCCGGCTAAAGAATCTGCATTGCAAGGACTCCGCGTAGACACAACGCTTCTTGATGAACTGCACATTACAAAGAAGGGAATGTGGACGGCCGTAATCCAGGGTTCAACAGCCGCGGAAGATGGAATCGTGATCGGATTGACTACTGCCGGAGATGCAAACAGCGAAACACTTATTGAACTTTATAAACAAGGCGAACGTGCCGTAAACGGAGATCCTGAACTAGAACGCTTCGGTTTTTTTTGTTGGGAAGCGCCAGAAGGATGCAAAATAGACGAAAAAGCCGTTCTTGCTTCTAATCCCGCCGTTGAATGTGGCCGGATACCGCTTGAAAGAATTATGTCTGACTTAGCAACTATCCCTGAACACGAAGCCAGGCGTTACAGACTAAACCAATTCATTACAGGATCTTCAGCTTCCTGGTTACCTATGGAAGTTTTCTACGCTAACGCCGGTAACGGAATTTCAGACATAAAGAACGCTGTTCTTGCTGTAGACATAACTAGCAAACTTGAACACGCTTCAATTGTGGCCGCGAAGCTTGTTGATGGCAAATATCAAACTGAAATTGTGGCTTCTTTGGTAAACCCTTCTGAATCCGTTCTTTATGAACTAATTGCTACGCTTTCACGCAAACATTCTATTTCCGCTATTGTTGTTGATTCTTCTAGGTTGCCTAACTTGCAAAAACGTTTGAAAATGAACGGCTTTCCTATTTGGCAATTGTGGAGTAAAGAAGTAGCGGCAGCTTGTTCAACAAGTTTTGCTTTATTTCAACAGAGAAAAGTTGAATGGAACGGAACTGATGCCCTGTTAGTTTCTCAGATGCCGCGCGGAGTAGCCAAATACTCAGGTGAGAATTGGTTCATATCCCGCCGCGATTCTTTGGGAGATGTGGACAGCGTTACAGCTACAGTTATGGCGCTTTATGTTGCCGCGACACACCGAAGTTCAAATATCGGAGTTTTTTAGAAAAACACAATGTAACAGTAAGATAACTTTGTGGCAACTATCCTAGACCGCCTTTTTAAATCACGGAATAATCGCGCCGTTGCGCCGTCCATTCCGCCACGCTCAAATACTATTGCCACGCCTGAATTAGCGCTTACGCTTTCACCTGTTTGGCGCGCTGTCCAAATAGTTGCCACAACCGCTTCTAATCTAGGAATCCAAACTAAGCGTTACGCCGGTTCTATGGATCAGATTATTGAAAACCCTGTTCTAGTGAACAAGCCTTCTCTTACTTTGAAAGCTTCCGCGTTCTACTACTCAACTTACGCAGACTTAGCCCTTTACGGCAACGCTTATTGGGTAAAGTCCTTTGATTCTCGCGGCCAGGTGAATGAACTAACACCTATTAGCGCAAGAGATGTTCAGGTTGAATTTGTCAATGACAGAATCAATTCCCCTAGACAATACACTTACGCGGCTAACGTTTATTCAAGTGAACAGATTGAACACATTGAATTATCTCCGCGTGCCGGCTTCAAAAAGTCACCTAGTCCAATTGAAACTTGTTCACAGGACATTGTGGCCGCTTTAGATCTAAGAAACTATTTTGCTAACTGGTTCAGTTCTTCAGGAATTCCTACAGGCATCCTAAAGACCAATAAAGATCTAAGCCCTGAAGATGGCGCAGTAGTAACGGCTAACTGGCACGCGAAACAGGCTAACCGCCAAATTGCTGTTTTAGGTAATGGTTTTGAATTTCAAACTGTTCAACTGAAGCCTTCAGAAGCCTTATTCACCGAAGTAATGAATCAAGTTACTCAGAACATCGCCCGCCTGTTTGGTATGCCGCCACGCAAACTAGGAACTGGCGTTGATGGAACTAGCGACACTTACAGCAACCTAACAGACGAAGAAACAGCCTACTTCCGCGAAACTTTACAGGCTTATACACGGCCTGTTCAAGAAGCTCTATCCGCTTGTCTGCCACGCGGCCAAAGAGTTGAATTCCTTTGGGAAGATCTAATTTTGTCAAAGTCTGCACGTTTAGCAATGTGGAAAGATGCTATTGATGCCGGAATTATTACACCGCAGTATGCCGCAATGAAAGAAGGCCTAGATGGATAACCTAGAGATTAGAAAGTTTGAAGTCCGCTTCAATGAAGCAGAATCAGGCGAATTTACCGCGCTAGCCGTTCCTTACGGCGAAGAAGCCAATATTGGCGGACAATATTTTGAAAGATTCGCGCCAGGCGCAATTGAATCGGTTGAAGGCGTTCCAATTTTTTACGGACACGATTACACCCGCCTACCAATTGGTAAAGCTGTTCGCGGAGAAGATACAGAAGCGGGATACCAATTCACCGCAGAACTAACGCCTGGACTACAGGCCGCGCAGGAAGTTCGCGCAGCAATGTCACACGGCACACTCAACACAGTTTCGGTTGGCTTCGTTCCGCTTGAAAGCGAGAAAGACGGCCAAACGATTACCCGCAAACGCGTAAGGATCGCTGAAATTTCAGTTGTTCCGTTCGCCGCCTATTCCGGCGCGGAAATTCAAGAAGTTCGCCAGGAGAATGAAATTCTTGCGGACGAATCAACCCCTATAGAACAGGAAGTTACATTGTCAGAGAACATTGAACTAGACGTTCGCTCAATGCAGGAAGAAGTTGCAGAACTTCGCCGCGTTGTTGAAGCGAACGCCGCGCCTGAAGCGCCTGTAGCCGCCGAATACCAGAACATCCGTTCTTTCGGTGAATACGTCAAGCGCTTCGCAGAAGGCGACACCGCAGCAGTTGAACTGGCACGCGCCGCTTCTACTTCTGCAGACACCTACGCAGCCCCCGCCTTTATTGGTTATGTAAATACCCTAGTAAACGCTAACCGCCCTTCTTGGAACGTTTGGAGTAAGGCAACCCTTCCGGCTACCGGAATGACTGTGGAGTATGCAAAGATCACCGCTAACACTCTAGCTATTGGTGAGCAAGACCCTGAGAACGAAGCTCTATCTTTTGGTAACCTAACGATTGACAATGTTTCAACTTCGGTCAAGACTTACGGCGGATACACTACTGTTTCAAAGCAAGCTGTTCTTCGCGGATCAGTAGATTATGTTGGTCAGGTATTTGAAGGCCTAGCAGTAAGCTACGCTAACGTTACTAACAGCGCAGCAAAGGCCGCAATTGCAGCCCTTGACTTCACCGGAAAAGTAATGGATCTAGACGGCGGAACTGCCGCTTCAATTATTGAAGGCCTAATTGATGGCGTGAAATACATTAAGCAGAATTCAGGCCTAAACGCAGAGTTCATTCTATGTTCTGCAGATTCCTACAAATACTTTATGAAGATTGCGGACAGCTCAGGCCGTCCAATTGTAAACGTAAACAATGACGGCTCAAACACTTTCGCAACCGCGAACAGCGATTTGACTGGCTCAATTTGGGGAATTCCTGTAATTGTAGACGTTACTTTGGGAACTGGCTTGGCTTACCTGGCTAACTCTCGCGCTCTCCAGGTTCTAGAAGCTAACGCTTCGGGAACTAGATTGACTGATTCAGACGTAACTACTTTGACTGACACTCTTTCGGTATATGGATTCGCAGCGATTACCGCGCCAATTCCCGCCGCAATTGTGAAGTTGGACGTAACCGCCTAAAATGGCCGTCACAGTAGTAGAGTTCCGCGCCTATGTTGGAACTGATGAAGATTCAAGCTTTATTGATGAATGTCTAACGGCAGGTCACGCTTTAGTTACGCGCTTTATTGGCACGGCAACTAACGTTCCTGTTCCTGTTCACGATAACGCTGTCCTTATCGCTTCTTCGGAACTCTACTACCGCCGGCAGTCACCGCAAGGCGTAAGCCAATTCGCGGCTTTTGATGGTTCACCTGTTCGCGCTAGTAAAGATCCTTTGACGGCAGTAACGCCTTTGTTATTGCCTTACTTAAGTTATCCGGTATAAAAATGCCGGTGAACGAGATCACGGCTAGCAGAATAGAATTTGCTTTAGCGCTTTCCGCTTTAGGCTTGAATGTCAAAGATCACGTTGATGAGATAACTACACCTAATTCAGTAACAATTTCACCTGGAAGTCCTTATCTTGAACCGCAGACAGTTGCGGACAGATGGCTAATGAAATTAGATCTAGTAGCTGTAGCGCCAATTGGCGCAAACAGGAAAATGGCTGAATGGATTGATGCCTTGATTGAAAGATTACTTTCGGGGATGCCTGATTACGCAACAATTACAAATGTTTCACAGCCCTACGGATTACAAACAAATAACGCAGTATTTCTAGCCGCTAACATATCGGTTGAAATGCGAATAACACTATAAGGAAAAAAAATGGCTATTGCTATTCCGCGCGTAATTGCGCGAAACATTGTTTTCAAAATTGGAACTACTTCCTACGCGCCTGAACTAAGCAACATTGAACTGACGTTAGGTGATGCGCCAGGCGGACTGCAAACTTTCACGGAAGTTAGGCCGTCAGGGGAATACAGTCTTTCTCTAACAGGATATGTTTCGGGAGATGCAGATTCGCTTTATCGTTTGCTATACAGCTCACACGGATCAGAAGCAACTTTCACTATCATTCCAGGCGGCGGAACTGAAGGCGCAGATAACCCGAAGTTTAGCGGAACTGTAATCTTCAATGAGCTTCCGCCAATTAGCCTTACCGCTAATGATGAAGTTCAGTTTACTGTAACGCTACGAGTGAAGAACACCGGCCACGATCCCGCCGCGCTTCTTTACTATGGTGTTTCTATGGACGTAACCGCCTAAAATGGCTGATTCGGATTCAATTAGAATCCCTGATCTCGCTAGAATCCAAAAAGCAATTCGCGATATGGGCGCGGACAGAAAAGAACTTTCTCAGGCTAGCTACGAAGCCGGCCAGATTACTGCCGATTCTGTCAAAGCCTTTATGCAGCCTTACAGCAGAACAGGCAAACTTAGAAGCACAGTAAAGGCTTCTAAGTTGGCCGGTAAGGTTCAAGTTGTTGCGGGTAACAATACAACAGCAACTTACGCGGGTGTTGTAAACTTTGGATGGATGAAAGTTTCATCTGCACACGTCAAAGCGCCGGCTTCAAAAAAGCGCAAGACTGGTAACCCTAATATCAAAGCTCAGAGATTTTTTCAAAAAGCGTTGCGTGCAACTAGGCAAGAAGTTTTAGATAAGTATCTTGAAGGCTTACAGAAATTAGTAAACAAATATGAAAGGAAAGCTAATGGC